TGAACAGGAGATATTATGATACTTGTCTCTAATATATCACTCTCCATGTAAACAGTCCCTCCTTCGGAGACTGTTAGATCGAGAAGTCCGGTACGATATTGATATTTGTCCATTTTAACCTCCAGTCTGTTCATCAAGAATGGTTTGGAAGAACCATTCAGCTTCTTGTAGATCATCGACGGTTCCAAGCCAGTTTCCGGTAGAAACTTCATGCATGTCAAACCCGTCACTCCCATCATGGCAAACCGACACTTGACAGTCGGTATCAGCAAATTCAAAATTTAACGATTTGATTTTAGTCATGGCAACAATCTCCGGTTGGTTGGTTGGTTATATCTAATTAACCCTATACAACTATCACAAGTGATAGTAGTTGTATAGGTAGTTAATTAGGTTTTAGTCACGACCCATGCAAGTGAAAACATAGAATCCGATCAGGAACAAAGTTCCCGTCGAAATCACAAATCCTCCGAAATCAAAACCCAGCAAATCCATCGTAAATCCTCCAGTAATCTAATTAACCCTATACAACTATCACAAGTGATAGTAGTTGTATAGGTAGTTAATTAGGTTTCATCTTTTGATAGAAGAAGCTTCATCTCAGAGAAAAGAAAACTCATCGTTGTGATATAAATATCACAAAGATTGTAAATCAACTAAGTAGTTGATTATCAAAGATTTTATAAACTTTTAACGTCGAAGACGTTGGTGGTGTTATATAAACATAGACTCTTTGTCTATGAAAACCTTCCCCTAAACACTAAGTAGTGTTGCATAAATGTCACAGACCTTCCCTTAACATCCCTTAGATGTTGCATATTTATCACAGTCAAATAAAATCCGTAGGATTTATAAAGTAAAGTCAAAGACTTTAAAAATACCCCCACCCAAAAAAACAAAGTTTTTTGTATAATATAATAATAGACCCCTTATTGGTTTACAAAAATAACAGGGTCATTTCATAGTAGTGATAAATATATCACACTATAAAAATATTTTTAAAATGGGGTTGCACATACTATCCAATTAGTGTATAATCTATATAGAAACAACAAAGCAAGTTAAAGATAATTTTTTTAATTTATCTTTTTGTATTTAAATAAAAATAACTAAAGGAATAACATGATAGACTCTATAGAATCTATAGAAGGTGAACCAAATAAAGTAGATACTCTGTTTAATTTATCTATGTATCTAGATGATCTTGTATTACAACAAGCAAACCATAGCTTTCTTTCCTTTGTTCGTATGATAGCTCCTACTCTAATCTCTGATTGGAAGATGGGTAATCATATTAAACTACTTTCTGACAAACTACAGAAGGTACAGGATGGTGAGATAAAGAGATTAATGGTATTTCTTCCTCCTCGTAGTAGTAAATCAGTTATCTGTTCCAAGATATTTCCAGCATGGTATATTGGTAATAATCCAGAGCATGAAGTTCTGACAATATCTCATAGTGATCAGTTAGCCAGTGACTTCGGCAGATCAGTTAGGGACATAGTTAATACAGAACAGTTCCAAGAAATATTTAGGGGTGTATCCCTTAGAAGTGATGTTCGTGCTGCAGGTAAATGGAAGACTAATCAGAATGGTACATACTATGCTGCAGGTGTGAGAAGTCAGATTGCTGGTCGTGGTGCCCACATTGCTATCTTAGACGATGCTATGTCAGAAGAAGATAGTTTCTCTGAGGCTGGTAGAAGATATATTAAAGAATGGTATCCTGCTGGTTTACGTACACGTATTATGCCAAACGGTTCTATTGTTATTATTAATACTCGTTACCATCACGATGATTTATGTGGGTGGTTATTAAAACAACAAGAAATAATGGATATGGAAGTTACCCATCCTTGGGAAGTCGTAAAGATACCAGCATGGTTAGACGAAGAAGCTGCCGAACTTTTGGACTTGCCGGTAGGTAGTTCTTATTTTCCTGAATGGAAACCAGATGAAGTACTTCGTATTGATGAAGAAGAGATTATTGCTAGTAATGGATCAAGGTACTGGGATTCATTGTATATGCAAAATCCTACACCAGAAGAAGGTGGAATAATAAAAAAGAGGTGGATACAAGTTTGGGATCATGGTGATCCTCCTGCTTGTGATTTTATATTACAAACCTACGATACTGCTTTCAGTACTCGTACTACTGCTGACTTTAGTGTAATACAGACATGGGGTATTTTTGATATTCCTGAAGAAGATTATGATGGTAAGGAATACTGGGGTAGTAATATTATCTTATTAGGAAATATAAGAGGAAGGTACGAGTATCCTGAACTAAGAAGAATATCTCAAGAGTTATACAAAGAGTACAGGCCAGATGTCTGTATCATTGAAAAGAAAGCCAGTGGTCAGTCCTTGATACAGGACTTGAGACGAGGTGGCTTACCAGTAATGGAATACACACCTGATAAAGATAAAATAGCTAGAGTGTATGCAGCTAGTCCTATGATTGAATCTGGTAGGGTTTGGATACCGGAAGGTAAGAGATGGGCAGATGAACTACTAGAAGAACTGATTACTTTTCCACATGCCCGTCACGATGATCAGGTAGACTGTGTAGCTATGGCTGTACACTACTTAAAGGAATCATGGAGAGTAGAACATCCTGATGATCCTGATTGGGAAGACGATGTAAATCATAGACGGCAGAAAAAAGTTGCCTACTGGCGAGTTTAGTGGTATAATAGTGTCAATACGAATTTCACCTCTATACTGGGAGTTACACATAATGGCACATCCTTTGGGTTCAAATGCCTCAAGCAGAATGGAACGTCACATTGAAAAAGGTGGTAGAACTGGAGAACAGGGCTACAAAGATCGTAAAGACGAATCTATTGCTATGAGAGTTAAAAAGAAAAGAACGAAGAAACAACTACAGGATTCAGCTAATGAATCTTATGGTAAGTTTGGTAGTGGTAAGAAAAAGCCCCGTGGTGGTGGCAAGATTAATGTTACTGCTTAATGTCTTGGAGTTTTGAAACTGATATTAATCATAGTTTAGTTAGACCTAAACAAGAAGATTATACTAGTTGGAATGAATATCAAAAAGATGTAATGGAATATTTAAGGTTGAAGTTTAAGGACACATATAAAAATGGCAACTGAACGAAATCCATATGAAGCTATCCCTGAAGTGCAGGTAATACCTGTAGCTGAAGGAGGCACTGAAGTCGAGATGGGAGAAAATGTAAACATTGATGTTTCTCCTGATGGAGGAGTTATTGTTAGCTTTGAAGATACTTTAGAAGTAAATCAAAAAGAAACTACTGAACAATGGTTTGCCAATCTTGCTGAAGATATAGATGAATTTAAACTTCGTGAAATTGCTGAGACTGTTTATGAAAGATTTGATGCTGATCGAAATTCTAGAGAAGAATGGGAATCAATGTTTGAACGAGGTTTTGATCTACTAGGTTTAAAACTAGAAGAAGCATCAGAACCTTTTGAAGGTGCTTGTACTGCTGTACATCCTCTTCTGATTGAATCAGCCGTTAAGTTTCAATCTAAAGCTTCGGGAGAACTCTTTCCAGCAGGAGGTCCAGTTAAAACTACTATTCTAGGTAAAGAAGATGAAGCTAAAGTAGAACAAGCTCAACGAGTTAAAGAGTTTATGAACTATCAAATTACTGAGCAGATGCCAGAATACTTTGATGAGTTTGAAAGAATGTTGTTCCATCTACCTATTATTGGTTCAGCTTTTAAAAAGGTTTACTATGATGCATCCCTAGAAAGACCTGTATCTGAGTTTGTACCTATTGATCAGTTTTATGTATCCTACTATGCTAGTAATTTACGGAATGCTGATAGGTTTACTCATGTAATTTATAGAAATGCTGTAGACTTAGACAGAGAAATGGCTGCTGGTATGTATCTAGATGTAGAGTTACCAGATGCTTCTGTACCTAATCCTACACCTATTTCCTCTAAAATAAATACTATACTGGGAATGTCTCCTACTACGGATGAAGACCCACAGTATGTATTGTTAGAACAACATTGTTATATGGAATGTGAAGAAGATAGTGAATATGAAGAAGGGGTTGCTTTACCTTACATTGTAACAATGGAAGAAGAGACAAGAAAGATTTTAAGTATTCGTAGAAACTATCGAGCTGATGATCGCACAAGACAAAAGATAATGCATTTTGTACATTATAAATTTGTGCCGGGTTTTGGTTTCTATGGGTTAGGACTGATTCATTTCCTTGGTAATCTTACAATGACTGCAACTGCAGCAATGAGAGCTTTGGTAGATGCTGGTCAGTTCGCTAACCTACCGGGAGGATTTAAAGCCAAGGGTGTGAGAATTGTTGGCGATAACGATCCGATTGCTCCCGGTGAGTTTAAGGAGATTGAAGCAACTGGAATGGACCTTACTAAATCTATAGTTCCTTTGCCATATAAGGAGCCTTCCGCAACCTTATTCCAGATGTTGAATTTTGTAACAGCTACAGGACAGAAGTTTGCAGATAGTACTGAACAAGTAATATCAGATGCTGCTTCTTATGGTCCTGTAGGAACAACTATGGCTCTTTTAGAAGCTTCTAGTAAATTCTTTAGTGCTATTCACAAAAGAATGCACAAGACGCAAAAAGATGAGTTCAAAATTCTAGCAGACATTAACCATGAATATCTTCCTAATGAATATCCTTTTGAAATGCCGGGAGTTTCCCGTACCATTATGAAACAGGATTTTGATGGTAGGATTGATATTATTCCTGTTAGTGATCCAAACATTCCTTCAAACGCTCACCGGATGATGTTGGCTCAAATGGCATTGCAATTAGCCCAGCAATCTCCTCCCGGTATGTTTAATATGGAAGAACTAAATAGAACAATTCTAAATGCTGCTAATATGCCTAACTTAGATCAAATACTTCCACCAAAGAAAAAGCCGGTGCCTCTTGATCCTATGTCAGATATTCAAGCAGCTAGTAGAGGATTGCCTATTGCTGCTTTTCCCGGTCAAAATCACGATGCTCATATTCAAATTAAGATGGCTTTTCTCCAAGACCCTACTAGTGGTAAAAATCCTGCTATGCAAAGAGTTGTACCCATCTTACAGGCTAATGTACAAGAGCATGTCGTAATGAAATATCAAGAACAACTGCAAGGAGTTGCTCAAGGGTTAATGCAAAACCTGCCTCCAGAACAACAACAAATGCCTAATGTTGCTGAGATGGCTATGGCTCAAGCTGCCCAACAAGTTCTAAATGCTAATCAAGCAATGGGTAAACAACAATCTCCTGAAGCACAGATGGTTGATATTGAAAAACAACGACTTAATATTGAGCAACAAAAACTTCAAGCTACTCTTGCTAAAGATGCTGCAACGGCTGCTCTTAAAAATAGAGAACTTGATATAGACGAAATGGAGATGCAAGTTAAAGCTGTTACTGAAGGTCAGAAAGAAATGCTTGATGCTGAATCTGATGAGAAGAATAGAATTAATAAACAATCAATAGCAGCCATTAAAATGCTTGTTGATATGGCTAATCAAGAATCTAGAAATGAAAATGATATGCAGCTTAAAGCTATGGAGATAATGCAGAAGCTTAGTAAGATTCAAGCTGATACAGAAAGCAAAGATAAAACAGCAGCTTTAAATTCTCTTTTAAAATTACTTGATGTATCAGTTGCTAGTGATACAAGCCAAGCTAAAGAATTATTTTCTGAAGCAGAAGGAGATGACTAATGTTAAAAAGAATTAAGGTTCTATTAGAAAAGATTAAAGATAAACTAAGTTGTAGTAGTTGTTCTTGTTCTTATTCCTGCACGGCTTGGAAAAAGGTTATAGCAGCAGCAGTAATAGGAATTATTGTAGGAGTTTTGCTAGTTCTATGACACCTTGGGACGAAGTAGTGACTTCTTTAAATGAACAAATGGATCAAATTAAAACAACTTTAGCTGATGGAGGAGTAGGAGATTTTTCATCTTATAAAGAGTTAGTAGGTTTTTATAAAGGCATTGCATGGGCGAGACAAGACTTAACTTCTATTTTAAAAAATAGATACCAACATGACGAAGGAGAGTAGACCATGCAACAACCAGCATTAGCTAATGCTATCAAGAACGATCAATGGATTAGTGACGAAGAAGGAGTGCTTAGTGATCCTACTCCTCTTCCTATTATTCCCGGCTTTAATATTTTAATTCGGCCTGTATCCATTAAATCCAAAACTAAAGGAGGTATTTTGCTTCCTGATTCAACGGTAGATGATATGGCTTATCTTACTACTGTAGGTAGAGTTGTGGCTATCGGAGAACTGGCTTATAAAGATAAAGATAAATTTCCTACCGGACCTTGGTGTGAAGTAGGGGATTATGTATGTTATGGTAAACATACTGGAGTAAAAATGATTTATAAAGGAATTAAGTTGCTTCTTTTATTTGATGATCAGATTATGTTAAAAGTGGAAAGCCCTAAAGACTTAGACCCTACTTTTAATTTATCTCATTAAATAGTTGCCTCAGAGATAAAAATAGTGTATAATATAATTATTCGTAAACGTCTGTGTCGAATCGACGGAAGGAAAATAAATGAGTGAAGAACAATCGGAGTGGAATGACGTAGAAGTTCCAGAGCAAGTTGAGTATGAAATTGAGGGTAAGGAAGAAGAAGCTCCTCGTCCAGAAGTAAAAACAAAAGAAGTTGATGCTCAACCAGAAGCTTCAGAAGAAACCATTAAAGAACTTGATGGGATTGAAACTAATGGGGCACAAAAAAGAATTAGGCAGTTAGTTAAACAACGTAAAGAACGTGACGAACAAATACAACAATTAATTCAAGAGAGAGAAACTTTAAACAGTCAGCTTCAACAAAGAGAAAAAACTTTTGTTGACACTCAAAAAATTACAACAGATAATTCTGAGAAGCATCTACTAGAAAAAGTAGACTTAGCTAAAGCTAATTATTTAGAAGCTTATAATGCTGGAGATGGAGAAAAAGTTCTTCAATCTTTAGAAGTTTTACAAAGAGTCCAAATGGATTTGGATAATGTA